AAGCACTGATAAAAATAAGAAAGGAGCGAACCAATGGAACTGGTTTACATGGACGGCAAGAAAGAGCCGTATACTACGAGCAAGATTATCGCTGAATGTGCCGAAGTTACTCATCACACAATACAAGAACTTTTGAGAAAGCATAAAGCTGATTTTGAAAATTATGGAATTATCGCATTTGAAATGCGTAAATTAGACGGACGAGGGCGACCGATGAAAATCTATCGTTTAAACGAGCAACAGGCAACCTTGCTGATCACTTATCTAAAGAATACCGAACCCGTACGGCAGTTCAAAATGAACCTAGTCAAAGCCTTCTTTGAAATGCGTGATGAACTTTCTAAACGCTATCTTCAACGGGAACTGGAAAAGCCAAAGCGTAAAAGCTTAACTGAAGCTATTCAAACATGGGAGAAAGCACCTAAGCATGCCTATAGTACCCTTACAAACCTACTACTAAAGGGAGTGACAGGGAAGAATAAAGCGCAACTTATGAAGGAGCGAGAAAGTAAGAATGGTATTGATGGCTTGACAAGTGTAGAACTAATAAACTACCAACGTTTGGAAGATATGGCAATAGCTATGATTAACTTGAATAGGGGGTATTTAGAAATTAAAGAACTAATTTTTAAAGTATAGGAGTATAGAAAATGGAAAATGATTTTAAGACAGTTACAAATGCCAAGGGGTTAGAAATTCCTAAGTATCCCAAGGATTTTAAAAAGCTAGTTGAGAAAGACAGACAACTAGCCGAATATCTTTGTATGAACTACGAGGATTTGGAGAGCGAAGAACTGGGCGCATTTCTTGAAACAGTAGAACAGGGAATCAGTTGGATTCTAGATCTTATCGAAAGTAAAGACTTGCTTTATAAACCAAAGTCAGGTAGTAATCATGCAAAAAGAAAATAAAAAATCACTTGCAGAAAGTTTGGCGACCAAAGCAAGTGATTAAACAAACGTAATAGATAATTTTTCTATACCCTAATTATAGCATAAAAGGGCTATTTTATCAAATATTTAAAGAAAACCTAATAGCAGGCAAGCAATTAGAAAAGGTTTTGAAAATCAAGTGCTGAAAGGACAATTTTAGGCACTTGCTTAGAAAAAAGGTGGGTAAAACATGACAACAAAAAAAGAAATATCAGTCCAACCAGTCCTATTATCGGCTAAGAAACTAGCAGAATTAGGGGACGAATTAACCGGCATCACGAACATTTTAAAAATGAATAACATAGCTCTTGAAGGGCTTAAGTTTACACTACAGAAAGATACAACCGCATTCTTATGGCTTACTAAAAAATACATCGATGCAGCATACGCCCAGAATGAAAAACTATATGACCGTCTAAACGAAATATCCTTTTTGCTTTCGAACAATGACAACGCTAAAGAGCTGGAGGCTTACCATGACTAAAGATATTAAAGAAATGACACAAGCAGAATTTGACGAACTGATAGTAGAGATTAAGGAGAAGTACCCAAAACTTTTTCAATTTCTATCTGATTTTGTTGATAGAAAAGTGACCTATGAAGAAGTAGACGGTTTCTTGAAAATGGAACAAGTAGACCGTGTGGAATTTATCAATAATTATCAAGCGAGGAACTAACATGAATGAATTAGATTTAACCAATACACAGGCAATTATCTTGCTTTTAGTTGTAGGTCTATTATTCCTTTATCTACATCATTTAGAGAAGTATAAACACCCTTACAATAAACAAGCAGAAGAAACACCAAGGGGTGAATTAAATCCTTGCTATGGGCGTTATATTCAACTTGCAGGTATTAATAAACAAGGAGATATCAAATGAATTATAGAATACATTTACATACTAAAGAGCAATTAGAAGAGCATGGCTTAACAAGAGAGGCTTTTATAGTTAAGCGTATAAACAACATAAAAAATCTTTCAGTAATTTTAGGAGCATTAAAGAATCATTTTTCGGATGAAGAATTAAGATATATTTCGAAAACTATTGAGACGATTTTAAATGATCAGGAAGATATTTTATATGGCACAATGAGTAACCATATAACCTTCGCCTATAAACCAGCCTAAAAAACGAGGAATAGAATGAATTTTACACTGAAAGGGGTGGAAGAATATGTTTAGTTTGAGTAAAGAAAGCGAAAATGATTTAACCAATAGAATCAGCACAGTAGTAGAAAACTATCTAGCAGTCCGAGAAAGGCCTAAACCAAGACTAACTGGTTTAATGTCAGCACAGGAAGCCATGGACGAGTTAGATATAAAATACAAAACCTTGCAGAAGTGGGAAAGTGCAGGACTAAGACGGTATCAACCACCACTAGAAGATACAAGAAAAGTTTATTACAAAGTTACGGACATTTTGAAGTTCCTGGGGGTGGATGATGGCAAAGACTAAAGTATATTTTTGGTTAAAAGTTGATAAGAAATTCTTTGATAATCTTTTTATTAAACGACTTAAACATATGCCAGGTGGCTACACCATGACGGTTATTTATATCCGTCTTATGTTAGAAAGCTTAGAAGATGACTGTATTTTGTACTATGAGGGATATTTTGATAATTTGGTACAGGAACTAGCTTTAAAATTGGATGTGTCCGAGGATGATATAAATATGACAGTCGCATATTTTACAAAATGTGGACTAATTCAGATTGATGATGATGGACATGCTACATTATCGCAAGCAAAAGCCATGGTTGAGAGTGAAACAAACTGGGCAAAATACAAGCGAGAACAAAGAAAAAATAGTCAAAATTTACCAAAATTGGAGAATGTCCAAAAATTAGAGACTACTTCCAACTCATGTCCAACAGAGATAGAGATAGAGTTAGATAAAGAGTTAGATAAAGATAAAGAGTTAGATAAAGAATATATATTGTCAGGAAAACCTGACTTTACTTTCCCTGATTGGCTAACACCAAAAATGATTGAAGAAATTACAAAAGGCAAGCCAGAAAGGTATTTAGTTAGAATTCCTCTTGCTTATCTTAATCATTCTGTAGGAAAAAATTATAAGTATCTCGAGAAGAATCTAAAGCATATAATGGCACGATTCAAAGAAGGATATACACTTGAAGATTTTAAACAGGTGATTGATGTAAAAACGGAAGAATGGAAAGATAATCCTGAGTTCTTTAAATATTTAAGACCTGAAACACTATTCGGTTCTAAGTTTGATAGTTATTTAAATCAAAAACCTAAAATTTCTAAAAGTAAGCCAGACAATAACTTTCCAGATCTACCATTTTAGGAGTTAAAAAATGCAAGATAAATTTAAAGAATACAACAACAGAAAGATATCTGAAAAAGTATGTGAGATTCACCAGGTAAACTATTGGGAAATCTCAATACCTGTACGAGGAAGCAAGGAACGAAGTTTGCTAGAATTTTGCCCTGAATGTGGGCAAGAGGAAATTGAGCAAAAAGAAAAAGAACTGGTAAAGGAGTTTAAAGATAGGCAAGAATATTTTAAAACCTATGATGTCTTAATGCGTGAAAGTATGATCCCGAACGAGTTAAAAGGTGCAACGTTCGATAATTTTATTGTTAACACAACAGAAGAACGGCAACTATTAGACTTTGCCAAGGGACAAGTTAAAAAGTACCTAAATGGTATGACAGGTAATACTTTAATAAGTGGAAGTACAGGTATAGGGAAAAGTCATTTATCTCTTGCAATGGCAAAAGAAATAAATGAGAGCTTCAAAGAAAAGAATGAGCCTAAGAGTGTTTTATTTGTAAGTCTAACTGAAATTATAAAACAAATAAAAGAAGGTTGGCAGTATGGTAAAAATGCTAGTTTAACGGAACATGAAGCAGTTAAAAAACTAATCAATGTAGATTTTCTAATCATTGACGACCTGGGAGCGAAAAATGGCACAATCAGTCCTAAGAGTGACTGGGAACAGGATTTTCTATTTGATATTATCAATAATCGAGAAACTACAATTTTTAACACAAACCTAGATAGCAGTGAACTAAGAACGGTTTACAATGCTAGAAATTCAAGTAGAATCTTGAAGGGATTAGAAGGTAATGCTTTTAAGGCTTTCACTATTAAAGACAAACGATACACAATAAACAAATTTAAAGGAGAGATAGTTTCATGAATGTGGACGGAATGGGATTTGCAACAGAAAAAGGGTTTGTTGTTTATGAAAAATGTGGTATAATTGAAATAGAAAAAGTTCCAAAATTTGGAGAAATTACTTTATTCTATTCAGATGGGAAGTTTACCCATCTATGTAAGAAAGAAACAAAAAAATAAAGTCTATTGAGAACAACTCAGGGACATACCGAAAGCAAGTAGTGCTAGTGGTATGTCCCTTTTTGTTTGCTTTGAAAGGGGGTGAGTATTATGACAGGAGATACTTCTTTAGGGTATGTTGTAGCAGATAAATTTTCTATGGATCCAAAGAAAAGACAACAAATATTTGCAAAGTGCAAAAAAGATGATGAAAACTTAGAAAAACGGAAAAAAGAAATACTAGAAAAATATGCTAACAAACAAGACAAATCAAGATCTAGAAAAAATGATTCTAAAAGCTCGAAGAATCATAAAAGAAAAGCTAAGAGCGAAGAATTTTAGAAAAAATTACAAACAAAAATCAGACATAAAAAGATAAAAGGAGAAAAACATGACAAATAAATTATCTAAACAAAAGGAAGAATTAGAAACATATATCCGAAGTACAGGCTATAACACTAGAGGGATGGACGTAGAAAATAATCATGTACTCATTGAAAAACCAATTCTTGATAGTTACGAAGAGGAACATCAACGTAAAGAGTTGGTTGATCTAGTAAATATTATTGAGACTCGCACCCGTGGTGGGAAGTATGAAGTGAACGACTTTGAATCTGACTTATTACAAGAAAGCAACGTGGAACAGATTCAAAATGAAATTAAAAAGAAAACTATTAGCGTTGATTACTTAGTTAAATCATTTAGTGGGAAACTTGAGTTTTCACAAGAACAATTAGAAGATGGGCAATATAATTTGACAGATTTTCTTGGGAAAAAAATCATTAAATTAAAACGAAAAACACGTAATAGAGAAATCGGGAAAATCCTTCAAACTGCAACAACTCAAACTGCTACAAGTATAGATGATTTGAAATCAATTGTTTCTTTAATCAATCCAGAACGTATTGTATCTATGGTTGTCAGTCAATCATTATTTAATGTTTTAGAAAAAATGAAGGATACTTCAGGGAATTATCTTCTTAAAGTTGATAAAGAGACAGGAACAAGCGAAACCTTCTTTGTAGATAATTTTTTAATTGTAGATGATACGACATTAGGGAATAAAGGTGATAAAAAAACATTTATCGGAGATTTAGAAAACTTTGTTACATTATTTGACCGTAAGAAAGATACCCTTAGTTGGATGACTTCGGAGGACGTTTTTGGAAAGAGATTGATTTTACATACTCGATTTGATGTTAAAAAAGTGGAATCAGATTGTGGCTACATTGCTGAATGGAATTAGGAGAAAAAATGGATAAAGAGAAAGTGTTTTCACTACTAGAAGATCTGAATGAAAAAAACAATAAACTCAAAGAATTAAGAGAAAAAATAGAGAAAGAAAGAAAAAATGTCATAGTAAAAGAAGAAATTTCTTTTGATAATATCGATGATTTTGTATCTAATAACTCTGCAAACATAGCTCAACTTGAAAAAATGGGAGAAGCTATGAAGTTATTGCAAGAAAAATATGATAGTGCTTTTTCTGAAGCTAAATCAATTATTTTTGGATATATTTTCAAAGAAACCAAGCGCAGAGTAGAGGAAAAGAAAATCTATAAACGTTACCAGAAAAAACTTAGACAGATTCTAACTGCTTATGATGAGATTCAAAATTTGAAAAAAGAAGTTGAAGAGATAAACGATAATGTAGTAAAAGAATTAAGTCAGAAGTATCCTTTATCGCTATATCGAACTGAAGTATACCCACACACTATTTTACCTTTCTTCATTCCAGATTATAAGGGAGATTTAGAATTTAAAAATGACTATCGTAAAGCTAAAGAGTATCTAGAAAATAATTGATTGTTTAAACAAGGCTAATAATATTCTGAATGATTAAAAGATGTATTACTAGCCTTTGTTTTTTCACTTTACTATAGTTTCACATAATAGAGTAACCATAAACTGAGAAAAAACAATAGCTTAAAAGCTATATGTATTAAGGGGTTATAGAATAGTGTGAGTTTCACAGAATGTAAGATATGAGAAACTGGAGTATAAATTAGAGGGGAATCCCTTTGAATTGTAGAATTGCAAGTTAAGAAAAATATAAATTTTAAGTGGAGGTACTTAGTTATGTATGAGCTAAGTAAGAAAGACCTGGACGGTATTGATATTGAGTTAGAACGATATAGAACGCTTGATAATAAGATATATCTTAGAAGACAGGAGTTGATACATAATAAGAAATATAGCGACGCTGAGTATATCAGAGGTCAAGGAAAGAAAGTGTCAAGTCCTACTGAAGCAACAATCATTAGAATTGAAGGAGACCAAACACTTAGATATTTAGAAGGCTTTAAACTAGTAGTAGAAACTTTGATGGAAAATTTGATTGAGAGTGATCTAATAATTTTTAAAATGAGATTCTTAAAAGCTGGTGTGACCTGGGAAGAAGTTGCAGAGGAATTAAATAAGCCTGCTCGTTATGTATATGGTCGAAGAAAGGTAATTGCTAAAAGATTTGTAGAACTGAAAGGATATTGAGCCCCCCACCTTTTAAAAAATCATTTTGGCCAGTTGGGTACCGGTGAAGGGAGCTTTTTCCAAGCCGGAGCACTTCAGACAAAAAGGGGGTAAAAAATATGTGGTTTAGAGAAATATTTTTATTTTTGAAAAAAGTTATACGAAGCTTTAATCTGATTATGATGTATGAAATTTTTTCACTTGGCAAAATTAAAAAAACAATTGACATTTAACATTAAATATTTTACAATCGGATTAAGCTACTAATATTAATTGAGTTTAAATTCTTTACACAGAAGACTACACAGAAGACTACACAGAAACCTACACAGAAACCTACACAGAAACCTACACAGAAACCTACACAGAAACCTACACAGAACACTACACAGACAAAACAAATAATATTAAGTAATGAATTTAGAATTCATAATTTTTTAATAGTAGCTTCAAAAAAATAATATAATCTGTGAGGTTAAATTATGACATATTTTATATGTATACTTATACTGGTTTTACTAATTTTTGCTTTTTTGTTCTTTTTAATGGGTATCCCTTTGCAGTTGTCTATTGCATTGATTGCTTTATTTTTTATTTTCGGTTTGGGAATCATTGCTATAGTATACTTTCAAGTAATTATTCAAGTAATTATTCAAATGATTAAAGATAAAATAAACCGTTAACCAATATTTAAACCTCAGAATTCATCTGAGGTTTTTCTTTTTCGAATAATAAAGTAGGGGGAAGAAAAATGAACATTTTAAATATTGAACTTACAAGAATTGAAGAAACTAAATTAGGTTTTGAACATTGGGCAAACGTGACTTATAGTATACCGATACTAGAGAATGAATACACAGTTAAGTTATTGCTCCTATTGGATTTTAAAGTAGAGGATAAAGACTTACTAGATTACCTGGTATCAACCTGGAAGTATCGGGATTTAGTGCTTCATTCGGTACAAATGCATGAAATGGAGAAAAATAGTATGAAGTTTATTTAATGATTAAACCCTTTAAGAATTTTAGTGAATCAAAAGTTAAATTTTTAAAATAGAAATATAT